ATCAAGGATGGCCGAATGAATCTTCGGGCCGAGCTATTGGCTTTGGTTCGGAAAAATACCAGTCCGCCGCCGTTCTGAGCAGGCCGGTGTTATTCAGGACGACGAGCGCGCCGACGAAGGCAATGGTAGCGAGAGCGTATTTCATGATCACCAGGGAAGCATGATGCCGGGCGCCGACCGCTTGTAGGCCCAGTAGAGCCCGCCTGCGATCGCGCCGATCGTCGTCACGACGCCAAGGATGAAGCCGATCAACATCAGCCGACCGTGAAGCGGACGACGTGCGAGCCGTCGTCGACCCAGACGTTGAGCCGGTTCGGGTTGACGTCGATGTTGCTGGAGATGCCGTTGGCGGGATCGAGCACGTTGACCGAGAGGTGATGCCCGTGCGCGACGACCGCAATGGTGTCGACGCAGTCGATGAGCTGGCGACCGATGAAGGGCTTATAGAGACGAAGATCCTGGGCCATGCTTCCTCTTACTGGTTAGGCAAGGGAGGACGAGGCTTGCTGACCATCTCGCCTTTGCAGCCACGCGCCTCCCGACGCGAGCCCCCTATTTGAACTTGGTTGCGGGAGCGGGATTTGAACCCGCGACCTCCTGGTTATGAGCCAGGCGCGCTACCGGACTGCGCCATCCCGCGTTGATCGTTAGGCGATGGTGACGCTCGAGTTCACCAGCACGACCCACTGCGCGCCGAGCCACTTCAACTTGATGAAGTCGCCGGCGGTGTCGAAGGTCAGCGAGGTGCCGCCCTGGAACACGCCCGACACGACGGCATTGGCGCCGGTGCCCTTCGTCGCGAAATAGAGCGTGGTCTCCTGGGCCTCTTCGCCATTCGGCAGAGCGAAGCTCATGGCCGCACCCGCGGTCGTGACGAGCGCGTAGGTCTCAGCGTCGAGCTTGATCGACTCGATGCCGGCGCCGCCGGTCAGGGTTGCAGCCGAAACGGTCGCAGTCGCGCAGGCCTCAGCCAGGGTGAAGGCGTTGCCAGCGTAGTCCTTGGTGTCATAGGTCACCGACAGGCCGGTGCCGGCCGCGTTCGCGTAGGTCGCGACGCTGACCTTGGGGTCGACCGAGGCATTGAGGACGGCCGCGAGCGCATCGATCGACAGCGTCAACGACGCGCCGATGTTGAACTGGTTGCCGGCCGCGCCGGACGCCTTGGCCGTGAACACGACACCGTTGATGGTGAAGGTGTCGTTCGCCACGGGCTGGCCCGTGAAGTTGATCGCGCCAGTCGCCACGCGGGCGCCGGTCAGCTTGTGGGACACGCGCTTGCCGGCCGCGATGGCCGCTTCACGGGAACCCGGATGAGTTTGACTACGAAGCATTTTTGGCCCTCCAAGCCGGTTTGTGTAAGTCAGTATTGACTCTAGCACAAGCCCAAAGAAATAAAAAGGGGCGGGCCATTAAGTGGCGACCCGCCCCGAGCACAACAGAGGAGAAACACGACTTAACCCAGTCGCCGGGGTAATTTAGTTGCGCGAAATAGGTAAGTCAATGCTTACTTATTGCGCGCCCCTATTTTAATCCACCCTCCCCTCGGCCCCGTGGAAGTCGATCGCGACCGGGAAGCGGAGCGAGCCGTCGGGCGTGCGGCCGAAGTGCCGGATCGTCGCCAGCTTGTAGCGGTCGGCCTGGGCCAGGAGCTTCTTGGCGAAGTCCTGGGTGCCGCGCATGCCGGCGCCGACCTCGCCCTCGGGCGCTTCCGGAATGTCCAGGACGACGCGCTTGGCGTAGCCGGCCCAGTTACCGTTGCCCTCCTCGATCCGCTTGATCGGGAATTCCTCGGTGATGAACTCCTTGCGCTTGAGCAGGCTCTTGGAGCGGGCGTCGAAGTCGTAGGGCGCGTCCAGGCGCACCATCTGGCCTTCGTAACCCTGCTGCGTGTATTCGCCGTTCAGATGATCAAGCAGCGCCTGAGTGCCGATGTGAGACGTCGTCACCGGCACCAGAGGCTCACAGAGCTCGAACTCCGAAAAGACCTTCATCAAGTCTGCGTTGCGCTCCTTGAATGGCTTCTCGCTCGGCAGATCGTAGACGTGATACTGGATCAGCTTTGCGGCCTCGGCCTTCTGGGCGTCGGTCGGCTTCTGCTTGCGGACCACCGAGACGATCTTGTTGAAATCGTCCTTCAGGTCGTGGTTGTAGAACTCGCCGTCCAGGATCAGGTCCGGATACTTCGCGAACACCGGCGCCAGGGCCGCGAGGATGTGGTCGCAATTGTAGTGCGGCTGGAGCTCGCGCGAGAACGCGCCGTGCCGGGAGATCACGGCGCGGATGCCGTCGAGCTTCGGCTGCGAGAACACTGGGAAGGCAAGCGGCTTCTTGAGCTTGCCGTAGTCGTGGGCGAGCATCGGGCCAACACCGACACTGTCGAGCTCGGCGATCGTCATGCGGTATTCGCGCTTGAGCTTCTTGCCACGCTCGGCCTGCGCCTCAATGACCGCTTGGGAATCGCGCGAGGTTTCGTTGGCGCGGCCGACGTTCTTGGCCTCGCATTTCGTCCAGCCGGTGGTGACGAGCGCCCCGCCCTGCACGCCGGCGATGGTGCGATAGCTGTCGCCCTGGACCTCGTATTGCCAGGTGCGGATCTTGCCGCTGGTGTCGCGCTTGTAGATCGGATCGGAAATGCTCAAGACTGGTCCTCCATTGCTGCGTTGACTGCTGCGCTCATATCGCCCGACTGGGCGGCCTTCATGAGTTCGGATGCGTCGGTCGACGCCGGCGCGGCCGCGGGCTTCTCGACGTTGTCGAGCTCCATCGCGCGCGCCTTGACGATGCGCGGTTGCTTGCTGGCCTTGCCGACGTAGTTTCTGGCGTTCTCGTTGTGCTCGACCAGGTATTTCTGCTCGGCTGCCGAGAGCGCGAAGCTGTTCAGCATCTTGTCGGTGATGAGAATCTTGCCGGTCGCGTCCAGGAGATCCGCATCGAAGCTGCGCTCCTTCGGCTCGGCCGAGTGATATTCGTCGCTGCCATCGCGAACCATGCGCTTGACCAGACGGTCGATCGGGCACTTACCGCAGTGCATCGCAGCCTGACACCCGATGCGCTTGTCGGTCGGGCCATCGCCGCGCCAGACCAGGTCGCGGAGAATGAAGCAGGCGGCGATCCGGCTCTTGGTCGGAAACACCGGACAGTTGATGACGAGCTGGTTGTCGTGCTGTAGCGTCTTGTTGATCATCCCCAAATCCCCCAGTTTGAATTTTCAGCGACACGGTCTTCGATCGGCTCCGGCGGTTCGGGCACCTCGGCGACGAGTTTGCGCGCGCGCTCCGAATAGCGACCCGCCCCCTCATCCCATTGAGCCTCGTGCTGCCCGTCCTTCATGCCGCTCGTATCGACACCAGGCAGGAGCTCGGCCCATTTCGGGCCTCCGATCGCGTTGATGAGCTGGGGACCGAGCGCCTTGCGAAGCTGAGCCTCGTCGAAGACGTCCTTGGTGCTGTCGATAAAGTGGGTGCTGTATTCACCCTGGAGCTTTTCGCGATGTTTCTTGTTGTAGGCGGTGCGAGCCTCTTCGGCGTCGGCATAGTGCTCGCAGAACCAGCCGTTGCCCCACTGGGACTTCTTGGCCCAACGGTTGATGTAAAGCGCGCGGCCATCGGCAGTCGTGATCAGGATCAGATGGTAATCCTTCGTGACCGCGCGACCCGACTGTTTGACGATCGTCATGGGGAACATGACCGAAACTCTCTCTGTGCTGTTGTGCGCTTTCGCGCTGCTCTTGATCACATATAGCGTTTTAGTTCAGGATTGTAAGTCAAAACTGACTGGAACGATCAGGCAGCTTTGAACGGGTTTTGCAGCATCCATTTGATGTGCTGGGTCTGGCTATAGGGAACCCGCTCCCAGAACGCACGCCGGACGACGTCTCCCGTGACCTCGTTCGGGTCGCGATCGGCCGGCAACAGGGCGATGTAGGCCTTGAGCCCGATCCGGATCAGCAGCTTCGCCGCCTCGCAGGCCGCGAGCAGCGCCTTGTGCTCACCGTCCCACATGATCGTCACCTCCTCGAGCCCTTGGCTCTTGAGGGTTCGGAAGCGGGAGAGCTGGTCGTTGCCGTCGGTATGACCGAAGGATAGGTGCTTGCCGAACGAGCCGACGGGCACCACGTCGCGCAAGGCGACTTCCTCGTCGAAGGCCTTCTTCATGGCGAAGACGTCGAAGCCGCCCTCGCCCATGGCCACGCGCCTGGCCCGCTGCACCGATTGCCCGTTCAGGAGATATCGACCCGTTCCTGGCAGACCTTTCGGGAAAAGGTATTTGCGACCACCGTCCTCGCCGGTGATGTCGCGACCCTGGAAGGTGACGAACTCGCCGTCGAGATCGTAGACCGGGATGATGACGCGGCCGTCGAACTTCTGGTAGCCAGGCGTGCCGTCTTCCTTGGTGTAATTCCACCAGCCCTTCTCACAGAAGCGCAGATGGAAGAACTTGGCGAACTCGCCGCCGATGCCGCGGTCCTCGAGGTATTGCAGATTGCAGCCCTCGGGGGTCGGCAGTTCGAATGAATTGGGGAACTTGGCCGTTTCATAGGCGACGGCGACCTGGACGGTCTGCTTCGGGCGCCAGCCCTGCTCCTTGATGCAGTCCGTGGCGTGCTCGAAGGTCGCGCGCCAGGACTTGCGATCGTCCGGATCGTTGCCGAGGTAAAGGTGCATGAACTTGAGCTTGTTGAAGCCCGCGTTGCACACGAAGCAGTTGCCGATGCCGCTCTCGGCATTTAGATAGACGCGCCAGCGCGAATCGCCGCACGCCGGGCAATCCTTGACGTTGAGCTGCATGCCGCTCGAGCCGCGACCCAGCTTGTGGGCGATGCTCTCGCGATCCATCCAGTATTCCAGGTCGAGAGTCTCGACCAGCTCGTCCTTGTCAACGCGAGCGTGCATCATAGAATGCCCAGCACCTTGGTTGCGAATTTCATCTGCTCGCGCTTCTGCTGAAGGCGCAGAGTGACTTCCTTCTGGTTGCGGCTGGCCGCGAAGTGCAGCCGGCACTCGCCGGCCGAGATTTCGGGGTCTGTCGCATTGCCCGACAACAGGAGATCGGCGATGCGGGTCTTGTTGTAGTCCTCGGCGACGTCAGTGCCCTTGGCCACGGTGGCCTTGGCGCCCTCGCGGTTGGTCTGTGTGGCCGTCAGAACGGCTGCATTCTGCTCGAAGGCAACGTCGCGCAGGTCGATCCAGATCGACCGGCTATCCTCACGGATCTCGCCAGTCAGCCGTTCCGGACACATGATGTCGGCATAGTCGACGATGATCAGGTCGAAGATGATGCCCTGGTCGCGATACCACTCCAGGCGCCGGCGGAGCTGGCTCGGCTTGAGCCGGCCGGAGGAATATTCTTCCATCTTGATGACGCCGCCGGCCGCCTTCGCGCGCGCCTCGGCCGCCTTGATCTTGGCCTCGACAGCGAACGCCGAGCCGGTCAGCGCGTTCATCGCGGTGTCGGCGAAGTTGGCGTCCATACGGTCGGCGTAGATGCGGCAGGAGACTTCGCAGGTCGCGATGAAGACCTTGTAGCCGGCCATCGCGGCGCCCTTGCCGAAGTCGCCCAGCGCCATCGACTTGCCGAACTTCGCGCGACCCATGATCGCGGAGAGCTCCTTGCGACCCCATCCGCCGTGGTAGAGGTGCTTGTCGATCTCGGGCAGGCCCGTGGTGATGCCGTCGGGCTTGATCAGGCCGGTGGCCAGGGCGTTGCGGTGCTTGGTGCGGGCCTCGATCTCGGTGAAGTAGTCGTATTCGCCGCTACCCGTGACGGCGCCGACGTTCACGGCTGCCTTGATCAGTTGCTCGATCTTGGAATAGTCGCCCTTGGCCAGCAGCCCGACCGAGGACATGATCGCGCCCTCCATCGCCTTGTGCTTGGCGAAGTCGGCGACCTGGTCGATCGCATAGTCGCGGTTGGACAGCGACGTGCCCAGCAGTGCCCCGAGGCGCGGCTTGATGTCCGGCCACATATCCTTGGGGATCTTCTTGTCGTCCTTGGCCTGCTTGATCACCCGCACCAGAGTTGCGGGATCCGGTGCCTGCTTATAGGTCCGGAAGTGGTCCTGGGTGATTTTGACGAGGACCGCGTCGATCTCGTTCTCGAAATAGGTGGGCTCGATCAGGCCCTCGGTGCGCTGCACGAAGACGGGATCGCGGAGCGCGAGCGCCGCAATCTTCGTCTGAAACTTCTCGTCGAACTCGAAGGTCGCCTCCTCGGCGGCCTCCGGCTCTTTTTCGGCAACGTCCGACATCAAACCACCCGGTAATGACGAATGCTGTGCTTAAATACAGTCAGAACTGACTTATATGTTCCGTCAGGATTAGACACTTCGACCTTGAGCGAGAATTGATCCGCTTCGAGAAGAACGCCGGTGAAGCCGACGGTCTCGGCAAAGTCGATCTCCACCCGCTTGCCCTTGGCCGCGGTTAGATCCTGCTGGTGGCTCCACGGCTTCGGCCTGAAGGGCTTGCGATCGCGGCTGTTCTCACGCTGGAAGTCGCCCGTGGGCTTGCGGAACTGTGCGCTGTTGCGCGGCGGCAGACGGGTGGTCTCGGAGGGCATGTCGTTTCTCTCTCGTTGCTGAGTTAGCTATAGCGCTGCATGATCGGTTCGCTGTTGGCGAACGACAGGAAATGTTCGAACCGATGGGGCTCGAGCTCGGCCTTGACCTTCTCGATCGGCAGCACCTGGTCGTGGAACACCATCTGGGCGAGGATCTCGTGACCGTTGACGCGGTCCTTGCACTGGGTCAGCAACCATTCGTGGTGCTGGTTCTGCGCTTGCAGGATCGTGCCTTCGAGCCGATCGTCGGCCGCGATTAGGGCGTTGGCCTCGCGCCAGGCCATGTTCTTGTATTGCGGCAGGGTCGAATAGAAGAACTCGGCGCCCTGGCGCTCCTCCCAGCCGATTGTGGCGCGATCGACCACGAGGTCGGAATAGAGCTGCTGCGGGCGCGGCAAGTGGCGCTGGTTCCAGAAGCGCAGCGACCAGTGGAAGGCGAGCTCGAGATAGATGGCGTATGGAATGCCCATGGCGTCGGCGACCATGCGACCGCGCCAGATCCCTGTGGTCCGCATCTTGTGCGAAGCGACCCGTTTCCGGAACGCCTTTTCGGTCTCGTCCTGCTTCTGCTCGGGCTCCACGAACATCTGTTCGACGTTGAGCGGCTTCACAAACTGCGCGGTCGCGGAATCGATATTGACGGAGAAGGCCTGCTTGTAGGCTTTGACGAACTCGTGGGCGTAGAGGTAGGTCGCCTGGACGGGGTTCATGAAGCGGTAGTCGAACCACTTGCCGCGGTAGAGCGCACTCTCGACGGCCTGCCAGTCGTTCTTCACCCAACGGTTCATGATCCGGGCGGCTTCATTCCGCCCGGTCTCCAGTCCAAACAATGCTTCGGTCATTACGCTCTCAGAGTTCGCGCGAGACCGGTCTGATCAGTCTCGCTGTCGTGCTCTCTATAGCGCTCGCTTACAGGGCTGCTGTCGATTTCGTATGCCTCGACGATCGCCTGGCAGACCGGATCTCGGACGATGTCGCCGGTATGGAACCTGATAGCTGTGACGAAGGGCAGAACGCCGATGCGCCGCACGGCGTCGACCAGACCGGACGGGCCGGGAATGTCCTTCTGCGTCGGATCGCCGTTGATGATGAAGCGGCTGTTCTCGCCGATCCGGGTCAGGAACATCTTCATGCCCGCCGGCGTGGCGTTCTGCATCTCGTCTGCAATGACCCACGCATTCTTGAGCGTAGCGCCCCGCAGAAACGCGAGCGGGCGCACCTCAATCGTTTTGGACTTGATCAGGTATTCGAGCTGCCCCGAACCCAGTCGCTCCTCCAGCGCGTCCCTAACGGGCCGGAAATACGGCTCAATCTTCTCGTCCAGCTCGCCAGGCAGGAAGCCCATCTTTTCGTCTGCGGCCTCCTGGGCCGGCCGAGTGATGATGATGCGCTCGATCTCGCCAGCGAGCAGCGCCTCGGCCGCGAGTGCCGCGGCAAACCAGGTCTTGCCGGTGCCGGCCGGGCCGATGCCGAAGGTGACGCGCGAGGAGCGGATCGCGGCGCCGTAGAGGCGCTGTGCCTCGGTGAGCGACTTGAGGGGCGCGCGAGAGGCGCGCACAGGCGCTCTGGCGACTTCTTCCTGGACGAGTTGCAGTAGCGGGCCGTGGTCTTTCCTTTTTTCCTTGCGACGTTCGTGACGGGCGGCGGCTCGCGACATGGTCTCAACTCACTTTGGTCTTGGGGGCTTTGGCTTGGTGGTCTTCGGGGTGAACGACATCGAGTTCACCGGAAGCTTGGAGTTGTTGTCGATCTTGCAGGCGATGGAGACCGCCTCGCGCGCGCTTTTACCAGCCAGCATGGCACCGAGCGCCAGATGCGAGCCGGAGCCGATCGCGGCCGCGCCGAGATTGCAGACATTGACGTAGCCATGATACCGGCCGCTATCGTCCTCGTCGCAGCCGACGATGTAGAGGGAGTTGGGGCCGAATGCGATCAGCACCTGGCAGTCGGTCAGGCACGCCGCAATCTCCTGCTTGGTGGGGAGCTGCGCGGGCTTTTTGACCTTGTCGATCAGCGTCAGGACTGCGCGATTATCGGCCTCGCCGCACCAGCCGATCAGGGCGCCGGCCGAGGTGCGCTGCACCTTGTTCACGGAGGCGCCGTAATAGCCCCCGCCCGAGATGCAGGAATCGGAGGCCATGATGCCGTCCTTGAACGCGATGGTCGTCATGAGGCCTCCTGAAGATCCCCACAAGTGTAAGTCAGTGATGACTGACAGTATAGCGGGAACTTGGAGCCCTGCGCGTCTTAATTTTTGACGCGCAGGGTTGACAGGTTTAGCGCCAAGAAACGGCGATCAGGCCAATCTTACCGGCATTGCTCCATGTGACCGTGATCGGGTCCGCCGTCTGACCATTGAGCCCTGAAGCATCGGCGGACAGGTTTTGCGCGCCAGAGGCACCCGCATTGGCGCGGATGGCAAACGCCTCGTTGGGGCTCGTGATGGTCTTGATGGTCTGGGTGAGCTGATCGGTCGCCGTCACAGCAATGACAAAGCCACCCGTCGTCGTTTTCGGGCTAACCGACAGCGTCGTCGCTGTCCCGGTGCCATCGAAGAGATACTTCACATCGACCGGGGTGGTCGACAGAAGATCTCCGCTCGGAACCGTCCAGATGGTCGTGTATGCCGTCGAAAACGGATTGCTGCCATAGTTGATCACAACGTTGACGGTGGTCGCGGTATCGGCGTCCGCGTCGAGGACGGCGTAAGCAACTTGAGGCCTCGGACCGGTCGTAACGGTGTTCGCCGCAATCGTCGCCGTCTTGGCCGTGCCGACGTTTGGCGTGAACACGATCGATGTCGGCAGGGCGCCGCCGTTGGATGAAATGCCCATCATGATCATACGGCGTGACGCAGCATTGCCAATCGAAATCGCTGTCAGCGTCTGCGCCGTCGAAACAGCCGCGTTGGCACTACCGACACTCCGGAAGGTCGGAACCGGCAGTGATGCGAGCGGCGCCGGAGTGATCGGGCCCGCGCTGACAATCATCGGGGCATTCAGTGCACTGTTGTCTTTCACCATCGCGCTGACGTCGGGGCGCATGCCGTAGAGATACCGGATCAGTCGTCCCGTCGAGGTCGTCACGCTGGCATGGGTCAGGTCGATAGTCGTCGCATTCACGCGAGCGCCAGTCGCCGCTGCCCATGTTGCACCGTTGTCGCCGGACACGTCGAAGCCTTTGATCCCTGTCGTCGGCGCAAAGTCGGTGCCGAGCGCATGAGCGATCGTGACGCGAGTGGTCGTCGCATCGACGGTCGCGGCCGAGACGATCTGCGATCGCGGATAGCCCGTCGAAACGCCAAGCACCGTGCCAACGGTCTTGGCGAAACGTGCGCCATTGCGACCCTGGCTAGGCGCATCGTAATGATAGCCGTCGCCCGTCAAGCGGACCACGTCCATGTTGGAGTGCGAGTAGTAGGTGGAGGGATTGGTCGTCGCGCAATCCATGAGCTTGCGCTGCATCTGATCCCAGAAATCGTCAGTTCCGCTAACATCGGCATTGCCCATGCCGCCGATAACAAAGGGCATCTGCGCCTTCGTGCGTCCGGCAGCCGCGCAGAGCTGACTGTGCAGGGTCGACTGATTAGCGATGTAGGTCGGAATGCCACCGCCGGCGCCGGCCGCGTCACCCTCGCCGTGCTGCCACACGATCATCTCGGCGCCGCCGACCGCCTGGATCTGAGCCGCCATCGCCTCGAAGTAGCCCTCGCCATGCCCCGCCATCAGATAGGACAGCGCGACACCCGCAACCGCGCCGCACATCGCGGCGGTCGGCACGCCGGTCTGAGATGCCACGCTATTGCATAGGGTGCGCGAGCCGTTGCCGGGAGGCGCGCTCCAGGTGCCGTTGACGTTGTAGTAGGTCACATTTGCGGCAGTCGCAGGAATCGAACCGTCGGCCGTGCCGGCGAGACCGCCCGCATTTGACTGACCGTAGATAACGATCATGATGCCGACGAAACAGCCATTGGTGCCGGTCTGCGCGAGGGACGGGACGTTTGCCGGACGGGCCTTGACGTAGTAGCTGCCGCCTTGAGGAACACCGGTCACGGTTGCAGCCCACGAGCCTCCAGCGATCGCCGCCGAGCTCGCAGCGGTCCAGTCCTTGACGACCGTGTTATCAGCCTTCTTCAGAACCTGAATCTCGATCGCGGTCGGATCACCACCGCTATACGTGCCGGACAGCGATACGGGGCCAACCGTTGCGCCGGCAGCGCGCTGAAAGAGTCGCCCGTTCGGCACGTCGGTCAAAACAAAGGCGCTCGTCGGCATGGCGGCGGCGCCAGCCGAAGTGACGATGGTGCCGCCGTTGTTCCACAGCAGCCCCGTCACACCAGGATCGAACGTCGGCAGGACGCTGGCCTGAATCCGACGATAATCAGGAATGCTGTTCAGCACACGATTGGGCACCCGGTCGTCGGGCGACAGGGTGTTGCCAGTTTCTTTAGCCACGGCGAAACTCCTTAGCTGTAGCGACGCTTGCCGGCCGCCCGACGAATGCGAGCGGTCACGGTGCCGGCCTTCGACGCGCGGAATTCGAAGTGCTGGGTGACCCACGTCTTCGTGGTGTAGGCGGGAACCACGAGCTTCTCGGTCAGGAGCGAGATCTTGAGCGCGCCGGTCGTAGCCTGCGAGCTGTCGATCGGGCTCAGATCCATCGTGGTTCGGGCTCCGAGGCCATTGCCCGAGCCGTTGGCCTGGAGATAGAGCTGCGCGCCGGCGAGGCCCGTGGCGTCGTCGATCGCGATCTCACCGCTCGCCTGGATGATGTCGCCGGGGCCCCACGCCGCGATCGGCCAGTCCTGGACGAGAGCGAAGGTGTCGCCGGCTGCCGCGAAGGTCATAGCCAGAATAACTTCCGAGCCGGGGGACCCGTCAGCGGGCGTGCCCTGGGACACGGCGCAGGTCTGGGTGCCGCCGCCGTTGCCGAGCGAGCTCACGCGCGTCACCGTCCAGCCCAGCGGAACCGAGCCCGTAACGCCGCCGCCAGCGACGCCGCCCGTAGCCGTCGTGAACATCGGGTTGGTCAGCACCTGAATGTTGCCGTTGGCCGCGACCTCGAACACGTTGCGCAGCTCGCGGGGCATCACGGGGTAGAGCTGGGTGATGAGCGCAGCCAGGCCGACGCCGGCCGCATAAGCGCCCGCGGCAGCTTCATGGGTGGTGTCGCGCATGTAGCCCGTCTTGAAGACGATGGTCGAGGCGGTCGAAGCGCTGGCGTTCCAGAGGTAGGACGGCAGATCGAACAGGACCTGGTTCGGCGCAGTCTCAGACCAGTTGCGCAGGCGCTCGTTGTATTCCAGCATTGCGCTGATCTGCGCAGCCGAGAAGTTAGATGCGCCGGCCTCGAGGCAGACGATGACGCGGCTGTAGCCGACAGCGAGCGCGCTCGCATGGGCAAGCTTCACGTTCTCGAGGACGTGGCGTGCCACGTTCGACAGATTGATCGTCGTTCCGATCATGGTGCCGGCGGTCGAGACGAAGCCGGCCGGGGCCTGGGCGAAATCGTTGGCGCCGATCAGGATGTAGAGGGTGCCGGCCTTGACCGCCAAGCAATTGCCGAGACGGGCCAGCATCTGGTCCGAGCGATCGCCGGAATTGCCCTGGTTGGTGGCCAGCGTGATACGGTGACCACTGAGCGAGTTGGCCCAGCCGAGATGATTGGCGTTCGAGATGTTCAGGAAGTTGCCGTGATCCAGATGCACCTGGTCCACCCGGCTGTCACCGAGGATGGCCCAGAGCGACGGATGACGATCGGTCTTGACCACGAGTTTCGACGGGTAGTCGGCGACAACGCGGTTCGGGGTCATGTCCCGACCAACAGAGGTGCCGGGCGGGCTGGAAATTCCGTCGTCGACGAAGGGCATGTAAAACTCCTGAATTTCAATGATTATAAGTCAGGACTGACTGGTAATAAAGCGGGAACTTTAAGCTGGCTTGACGCAGGTCACAAACGACCAGAGGCTCTTGATGTTGTCCTGGTCGGTCGTCACGGTCGCCATCAGCAGATAACGAGTGCCGGCGATCATCCCGGAGATCTTCTGAAGCGACTTTGTGCCCTGCATCTGGGCGCCGCCGTTCAGCCGCGCAGCCGGTGTTGCGTCCTTGCCCTCGGCGACGGTGCAGCTCCAGGTGGTCGAGAGAACCTTTTCGTCCGTCACAAGCTCGCGCGCGAAATCGAAGCCGAACACCTCGACCTCGCCGACGTCCATGTCGCTGAAATCCTGACCGATATACATGCCGAGCTCCTATGCGCGCAGAACGCGCGTTCTACCGTGACCTTTGAGTGCGCGAGTGCGACCTGTTCCCTTGATGCTCCGGACACGCCGATCGAGGTTCTGAAGCAGCCGCTGCTTGGTGACAAACAAGGCGGCCGTCCGCAGGTTGCTTTCCACGGTCATGGCCTCGAGGCCAATGACGACCGTGCCTGTGACGGAAACTTTGGCCAGTGCGATGACACCAAGGTCGCCAAGGACGATCGCGCCCTGCCCGCGATCCGTAACCTTGCCGGCACCCTGCACCGTCGCGCTGTCGAGCTGGACGATTCCGATCGCGCCGATGGTGACCTTGCCGCTGGCGACCGTCGTCACCTGGCCAAGCTGGATCGAGCCCTGGGCGCGGGCGATCGCCGAAGCTGCGGACGTAACGGTCATAGCTTCGAGCGTGACGCCAGCGTGCGCCTGGTTGACGCTGCCCACGGTCGCAACGACCGTAAGCGGATCCAGAACGATGTTGGCGTGCCCACCGTCGGGGTTGGTTGCCGCAGCCGTGACAACCATGGAGACCAGGCCGATCGACGCCTGGACGCGGTCCGGAACCGAAGCGGTTGCCGTGACGGTCAGTCCCGCAAGCGTTGCGCTGCCCTGCCCCGTCACCTTGATTGAGCCGATTGCGGCCGTCGTCATGGCTGCCAGGGTGAAATTCGCGCCGCCATTGACTGCACCGGGCGTGAACGAGCCCGTTGCGACGACAGACAGGGGCGACAAGCTGACGCTCGCAGACGCTGTGAGCGTCATCGGGGCGAGCTGGGTCACACCGGTTGCGCGATCTGTCACCTGGCTCGAGGCAGCGACCGTTGCAGCCGACAGCGTTACCGCGGCAACACCGTTGACACGCACCGAAGCGGTCGCAAGGGTGGTCGCAGGCGCAAGGGTGGCTGTGCCGGTGCCGCGGATCGTAAGAGATCCGGTAGCCAGAACTGCAAGATCGCCAAGCGTAAGTGCGGCCGACGCGGTGACCGACGCACCGGAGAAGCTCGCACCCCAGAAATACGAAGTCAGCAGCGCGCTGGCGTTGCCACGAACCGTCGGACGGGCAAACACATTGCCCGCCGCGTTCCTTATGCTGACCAGTCCGTGTTGTCTGTTCATCCGTAAGCCGGGTAAAGGTTCATCGACACGTATGACAAGCTGCCGACGCTACCCACGTTGGCGATGCCCATCATGCTGATCACAGCATTGGGCGGTATCAGAGGCATCATCGTTAGCAGCACGTCATCCTGGACCGTTTGGTTGTATGCTCCCACGGCGGGCAAATAGGCTATGGGGCGCACAATCTCCAATCCGAACGTGCCTGTCGAAGCTGCGGTAGATAGCGTGATGCTCTCCACGGATTTCACACCCGTATCGCCAGCATCCAGAGAAAGCATCACAGCACGACCGGGCGAGCCATTGAACGACGTCGTCACCAAACTGATTCCTGCGCGGCCAGACACGCCTGCGGAATTGGTATAAGACACGGTCAAAATAGGCGAGGCGGCCCCACCGGTCACCCAGTTCAAAAAGAACAGCAAGCAGCCCTCGCCGTTCGCCGCCCCGTTTTCATCACGAGAAGGTAAAGTCGGCGTCACAATAGTCTGTGCGGTCGTAAGCGTGGGGTCGATGGGTCCGCTGGCCCACAACCTGTCAACCAGCACAACAAAACCGCCGGCGGGGGTGGATGTAGCACCTAAAGCGATCTCCGCGTGCGCAATGTATGTGTTTTTCCCTGAGCCTGAAGGTGCGTCCTTCCACGGCATTTGCCCCACTGAAGGTTTGGTTAGAGCATTGCCGTTGATAGATCCCGAGACCACAGTGCCCTGTGGCCACCTGCCAAACGAACTCGTGCCTATGTTCGATACGCCGATGCTATCAAACCAGTAGCTAGATCCATTTGCGGTGTTCGATCCGGTGTATTTGACATGCGTAAAAGGCGGCGTCACAGTCGCCGCTTTCAGATCAGCCAGAGAATTTATAGCCATATCTAGCTTCCTTCCACGTAATGCAAACTGCCAACCAACCAGTTGGATGTGGCGCAACTGGCTATGCCATGAAGAAATCCTAAGCACGAACCGGGGAATATCTCAGGCATGTCCCCTGAGCTGAAATCAACTAGAGCGGGCACCGCCGATATGTATTTAAGGATGGTGGCCACAGGTCGGTAAGCAAGAATGCCCACGCTGCCTGAGCCCATGCTTGCGCTCAATTGAACAGACTGCACTGAACGCACACCCGTATCGTCATCTTGAAGCACCAACAACCACCCAGACCCCTGCTGCCTATTGACAGACAGACCTGTCAGCGCGCTCGTAGCCACACGGCCCGACACACCCGCTGAGTTAGTGTAGGTGACGACAATGGTGGGCTCTGTTGTGCCTGTAGTCGAGATGGCCTCGATACAGAGCTGCACCCCTTCACCATTGGCGGCGCCGTTGCTATCCCGCGCAGGCCATGCCGGAGACGTGATCGACTGCAAAGCGGTCGAAGTTGCAGAAATCGTGTTGGACCAAAGCCTATCGATTAGCTGCGTATAACCTTGGACCGAACCGTCGATCGCAGCGAAGCGTGTGACATAATTATGCTTCCCAGGCGCGGGGTCGGGAACGTTCAAAGAGCCAGGGATACCGGGCCCGACATAAGTAGCTCCGTTGAGCCCCGATTGCGCAGTGCCAATGCCGGGGATGCCTGGATGAAACCAATTAGAAATGACTCCGCCGGTCATGGAGTTGGCCAGCGTCATTTTGTGGAAAAATACAGGAGGCTTCCGACCTGCGATCAAGCCATCGTAACTGTTGACTGTCATCGACCACCCCTACTTCTGTATTGCGTTGAACACGGCAGAAAGAATCTGCGCAGAAGAATTGGAGGGCATTAGCCACATAAAAAGCACGGAGTTATCGTAGATCACGGGCAAGCTTAAAGAGGCGGCCTCCAACATGGAAAAATAGGCTCCGGGCACATCCAAAAACGCTAGTGGCCGATACGCGATCATGTTCATCGTGCCGCTGGTAAAAACTGTCGAGGTCAACTGCACGCTTTGAACGGATCTCACCCCCGTATCGCCTGCCTGCAGACCAAAAAACTGCATACGGCCGACAGTGCCCGTTGCTGAATATGGAGTCGATATCAGCGTGGCTGTTCGCCCCGACACACCGGCTGAATTGGTGTATGTCATGGTCATAGCCATGGTGTTGCCGCCAGCGGACGGCACCGCATTCTCTATGGCTATGTAAACGCCTTCACCATTGGTGGCGCCATTTACGTCTCGCGCGGGCCATGCGACAGAATTGATCGCCTGCACAGAATTGATGGTCAGCGACACGCCGTTATTCTGCCAGAGGCGATCGCACAACATCGCGCCGCCAGAAGATTGGCCCAAAGATGCAGCGCGGGCCAAATAGTTAACTTTGCCCGAGCCGGCATTGGCAATCGGCAATCCACCTGGCAACGGCCCCACCAGCGCATCGCCAGCCAATCCGCTGGTGCTAAAAGCACCTACGCCGGGCACACCGGGAGCCACCCACAAATCGAAAGGTATGCCGCCCGTCTGCACGGGCAAGCTTTTCCACAGTAAGCGCGTGAGTGAAGGGTTCGCATAGAGAGCCGCGACAATGTCATCGACGCTATTGATCGCCATCTTCGCGGGTCTTTCTTACGCATTATAGTCGGGCAGAGGCTCGTCCGTCTGCTCGAGGAAAATCTCGTCGAAGTCAGCGCCGGGACGCTCTTGATCGTCGTAACCCGGCAGCGCTACGCCGTAGCTGCCGCCGTCGTTGATCCGAATGACCTCGTAGACTTCCGGGAAGAAGCGCTGGAACGGAGGCTTGATCCGCACATGGTCTCCGACCGCAAACATCAGGCGTTGCCATCCGTCATGGTGAAGCCGGTGATGTTGATCGGCTGGCTGACGGCGATCGAGGTGTTGTCGACCTGGAGATCGCCCGTGCCGACGCCGACGGTGCCCTGCATGCCGCAGGTAGCGCCGGTGCTGTCCACGATGCGGAAGTAACCCGCAGTGCCGCCGGCGATGCCGTTGGTCGAGGGCGTGCCGATGAAGGCCTTGGAGCCGGATGCAGCAGCCGCAGCCCAGTCAGCGGCAAGCGTGAACTCTGCGAGCTTGGTGCCGGACGACGCGGTCGCAGCAGAGGCCGGCATCGAGCCCGACCAGATCTGAAGCTTGGCAGCGGTGCCGATGATGGTCTCGATTGCGTCGAGCCGCGCGTTGCGCACAGCCACAGAAAGCTGAATAGCCATAAAACCCTCCAGGGAAAACTCACTTATTGTAAGTCAGGAATGACTTACAATCTAGCCCCTGAATTTACCGTTCTGGAGCGTGATGATTGCGCGCTTGCCGTCCGGGTATTGAACGACGCAGGCCACAGCCCAGGAGCTTGGCCCCTTGTTGTAGCCATGGTTGAGCTCGAGGGCGCCGGCGACATAGACGCCGTCCTCGATCGCCGGCGAATGCTTGTCGCCGATCGTCATCTTGACGCCCATACGGGCAAAGCCCGCGACCGTGCCCTTGGCGCCGTTCGGGCCCCGGAAACCATGATGCCCGTGCTCGATGCCGTCGATCTTGTAGGACTTGCCGTCGTAGGCCCAGAACACGCCATCCAGCGCCCCGCCCTTCATCCGGCGCCCGAGGGTCTCGAGCAGGCTCCAGTTCGGGGTCTTGGTGAAGGTGCCGCGGCAGCGCGCGATGACCTCGTGCCGGTCGAGCAGATCGCTCTCGAGCTGGTTGCCCAGGCGCGCGTTGATGCCGTCCATCCGGAAGCGGCCCTCGACGACGTAGCGGTTCAGCGCGATATCGTGGTTGGCCTCGATCACGACCGACTTGGTGCCCGGCCGCTTGGTCTGGATCAGGAAGTCGAAGGCCTCGCCGGCCTCATTGACGACGACGCCCTTGCCCCGGAACGCCTGCTCGTAATCGTGCATCGGGTCTTTGGCGTGGTGGTGATTGCGATCCTCGTTGTCGAAGAAGTCGTGATAGGTCATCTCCTCGGGATCGAGGACGTCGACCAGACTCTTGCGCTTCTTCCATTCCGGTAGGATTTGCCGGCACGGCTTGCCGGTGAGCGGGTCCCAGCCCCAGATCGCGCGGGCGTTGGTCGGGCCCATCTTGGCGCGGTGACTGTCAGGCGTCGTCAGCGCGCGGGCGCGGTGCTTTCCGACGATCACCTTGCCGTCCGCAACATAGCTGTCGAGGTCATAGAAGGCGCCGGTCTTCTTGTCGGCCGAGATGTGCCGGCAGAACACGTCGCCGTCCTGGTCGAATTCGACGATCACGGCGCCGAGCACCTGATGGAACAGGGCCTTCATGCCGGCCTTGCGGGGAATGACCTTGGGCTTCGTGACCAGGCCGGTCGACATCACCTGCACGGCCTGCATGTCGGGGTCTGTCGATGGGACTGACCGAAGTTGGCGCTTGGCGGCGGGAAAGACGGCCCATTTGCCGCGCGAATTGGCGATCAGGTCGTCGATAGGCTTGGAGGCAGTCGGGATGATGTTCATCTGACCGCAGAACATGAAGTTGTCGCCGATCTCGAGCTGCCCGAAGCAGAGGTGATCCTTCAGGACCGGATCGTAGGCGCGTGCGGTGGGGTTGTTCTCGCTCCACCACTGGGTCTCGTAGGTGCCAGGGCCGATCGCGATCCTGGCGCCGATCTTCTTAGCGTAGGCCTTGAGGTTGTCCCAGAAGGGCTTGTGAACCTCGGTGTCGTTCTGAGCGCCGCCGACGATGAACTTCATGCCGCGGGGGTTGGTGATCGGGGCGGCCAGCGGGGTCGAATTGAGCCAGGTCCGCGGCGTGCTCTCGCGCATGACATGGTGGCCCATGTGGCGATCGTAGCGCCGGACCATGAAGCTCTCGACCTGGATGCACTCCGGATTGATCAGGGGCCAGTTCGAGCCGGTAGTGAGCACCTGAATCTGCTGGGCGAGATCCAGGGCGCGGGCGTGAGCGTGCTGCTCGGGGGTCTTCTCGTCGCCCTTCTCCACCACCTTGACCTGGTGACGGTCGATCAGCTTGGGCAGCTTGTCGTCGAGACGGGTTCGGGCGCGGTAGACGGAGCTCTTGTTCCGGACGGTCTGATGTGAAAGCTGAAGGCCGGCAGCGAGATCAGCGAGCGTCGGGAACTTCTTCGTGTCGTTGTAGGCTTTGACGAAACGCTTGAGCTCGGCCGGAAGGGTCACAATCAAACCTCTGTGTATAAGTCAGTAGTGACTTACATAATAGACAGGCAGAACCGGAAATTCCAAGCTATTTCCGGGTCCTCACCCTCTCTATTAGATAATACTAACTTAGTTGTTTGTTCTTTACTTCGAGAGTGAGGCTCCGGAGACGCAGCGTTCCGCTCCGTCCCGAGCCTCATAGAAGCAGACCAGCGCGTTCATGCCGCGCATCCAGTTGTAGATCTCGACCTTGTTGTCGACCTCGGCCTGCGCCTGGCTGGGCGTCAGGCACGCCATCTTACCGCAGCGCTTGAAGCGCACGGTCGAAATAGCCACCGGGGCCGGCCGCTCCGGCTTTGGTTCCGCGATCTTTTCCGGGACGAACGACTGCTTTTGCTCCCGAAGCGGAACGGAGCAGTTCGTCAAGGCGAGCATGAGCAGCATTGAGACGCTCAATCGCAGCATCGGATTTTTGTTCATCGTCACTCTCCAAATCCTGTTCCAGGTCGAGGTGAGCCAGCTCCGAGCGGAGGCTGGTCACTTCGACTGCAATGTCGTAGCGCTGGTGTTCCAGGTCGCTGATCCGGGCAATCTGGACGTCGTGCTCGGCCTTGAGCGCATTGGTCGTGGCCTCGGCGAGCTGACGAGCCTGCTTCTCCTCGGAGAGCTGTTCGGCCTTGGTCACCAGGTCGCTCTTGAGGTTCTCGATGTGGAGATAGCCGGCGCCGACGGTCAGCGCGATCGCGAGCGCCGCCAGAGCGATGCCGATCCATTTCCAGGGCACGTCGACCTTGGCGAGGCCCGCGGCAATGCCGAGAGCCCAGCTCACTTGTCGTCTCCCGTGCCAGGCGGATCGCGATCATCATCGCCGGAGGTATCGCTCGCGGGGCCACAGTCCTCGCCCGACATCGCGGGGAAGCCGTGCCGGCGCTTGGAGTTGTCGTCCCAGGTGGCGCCGAAGATGTAGAAGCCCATGAGGCCGATGAGCGCTCCGATGAGCGTCATGGCGAGCTGGACGCCCAAGGCGTTGCCGCCGGCGTAGATCGTCCAGCAGATGATCGCTTCGATATTGGCTGCGAGATAGAAGAACAGCCACTTCATCCAGCGGCGGCGGATCTTCCAGTTGTCGCCCACGATCGCCGCGAAGGCTTTCGGGTCCATGACTTTGGTGATGGGCATGGGTTACTTTCGGTCCAAAGGGTGGAGCTGGCCTTCCAGATAGGCCTGCTTCTTGCCGGTCTCGACTTCGACCTCCCAGAGCCGGCGAACACGATCGTCCAATCGCCGGCCATCTTCGGCCGCTTCGCGCCAGTAGCGCTCATGCTCGACACGGGGCACCATGACGGACTGCATCTGGTCGATCTTGGTTTCGTGCTTGGTGAGAATGGCGGACAGGCCGGTGTAACCCCAGCCGCCGAGCGTCAGCAGAGCGCCGATGACGATCGAGATGGGCGTCCACACGCTGGCTGACCGGCTGGCATTGGACGAATTGACGGCGTCGAACTTGCTGTCGATGCGACCCAGCACCTTGTCGAAACCCATCTGGGTCTTCTGGTCGAGGCTCGCAACTTCACCACGCACGGAGCCGATCTCCTGGCGAAGCTGATCGTGCCCCGTCTGGAGATTGGTCACCTGGGCTCGGATCTCGCCGAAGTCGGTCATATCGTCCTGCATGATAGTTCCCGGCGTATGTAAGTCAATGATGACTTATATTATAGCCGGATGGTTGACCCAGATGGAAGAAGGAACTCTTCCTGTAATGTGATTGGTTTACATTCTTGCGTTGGCCGTGAAGTGATAGAGGATTGGCACAGTGGAAATGCCGAAGGCGCCGACAACCAAGAACTGCGATTCGCCGATGTTTGAAGGGGCGGCCGCTCGGTTCGCATTGTCATACCCAAACCCTGCGGCGCCGCCTTGCGGCGAGTAGACCGTGACCGAAGGTGCTGCGCGCTTGCGCTTCAGGAATGTGCCCGTGCCGAGGGCGGTAGGCCCGGAATTCTGGATCGAGCCGCGGACGCCATTGTTCGTTGTGGTTCCGACGGCCGTTGCGTAATCATAGCTCTTTTCCCAGTAGCGCATGCAACGATCCAGCTCCTGGTCGAAGTCCGGAAGCTGAAACGCGGGCGCGACAGAGCCCTCGTAGAGGCCAACATCGAACAGTTCGAACACGTTTCCATTCGCGCCCATGAAGTTGAACTGGTTCGCTGATGCAAACACGTTTGCGCTGTTCCAAACACCAGATGGCGTCTGGGATGTCGTTCCGGTCATAAGGGCCCAGAGAATCTCAAGCCCAATCGTATTGTCAGTCGCCCAAGCGCCGGAAGTGTCGAGCTGGATGTTGACCGACTTCACGACCTCCGTATTAGCCTCGCCCGCTGAGATCGTGTATTCCGCGTTGTAGGTGCGGCTAATCGCAGCGTTGCGAAGCGCGACGCAATACGTGCCCGCGGGGGCCTTAACGCCGAATTGGATGGTTACGGTCTTTGCCGCTGCGCTTCCGATTCGCAGATCAGCAACACGGTCTCCTTCAATGGGATGGCGCACGACAAGGTAATCGCCGGCAGCGACGGAGGCATCGGCGACCGTCGCCGTGACGCGCAGCCGATTAGGCGAACCGCCTGGAGTGGCACTTGCCACCTGTTGGGCCGTTTGCGTTCCAGCATTGCTGAAGCCGATGGAGAACTGGTCGACAGGATACGCGCCAGAGGCCGTTACCGCGGTCGCGCCATTCTCTTGCGACACTTGCATGCCGCCATTGAGAATGTAGTTCTTCTGCGATTGTCGCTGGAGAGCGCGATCGAGGGCGCGTGTCATTTCAGTTCCTTAGACGAGCGCGGTGGCGCGGATCAGGAGATTGTCTACTTGGGCTTCGGTCAGGCCCAGCGCTGCGATCACGCCCTGGACCAGCGGATCGACACGCTTGATCTCGGTGGCGAGATCCCACTCCTCCTGGGCATTCGCGTTCGAGGCAATTGCCGCCTTGACGTTGGCCCATTGACCAAGCTCGTCGAAGGCGCGCTTGAGCCCGAGCTTGGTGCAGGAGGTCGGCACCGGAGCAGGCATCTCGACCCAAGCATCGGGAATACCGCCCGCCGCAAGCCAAGCCTCGTAGACCTGGCGATCGACATTCGCTGTATCATTGGGAATGCACGCGCTGTCTGCCATGCGAACGACGACATCGCTACCAGTGAGTTGATATTCGGGCATTCGTTACATCCTCGCGTTAAGTGAAAGATCATCCATAAAAACCCCGTTCCCAGTCGCATTTGCAGCCTTATAGAAAAAGGCGGAAGTGTCAGTTGCGCTGAGGATGCTGGGTATGGTGGTTGGAAAGCTCACAGCAAAAATATTAGAGATTTGCGCGATGGTTGGAACTGCCCTTGTGGCGACAGAAAACATCACTGGCCCCGGGCCATAGGAACTACCATTTGTAACCGTGCCGCTCTGGTAACCAACCCTGAGTTTCTGCCAATATCTTTTGCAGGCAAGCAACTCACTCGGATAATCCGGCAACTGGAATGCTGGCGCAACTACCCCCTCATATAGGCCCACATCAAACAACTCGAACACGTTGCCGTTGGTGCCAAAGAGATTGAACTGATTGGCGCTGCCGAGAGCGAAGGCACTCTGCCAGGAGCCTGGAGATCCTTGCCAAGCCGATCCCGCTCCAAGACACCAATAAACGACCAGTCCGATGCCGTTGTCGGATAACCAAGTGCCGGTTTGATCGAGCGAGACAGTCACCGATTTCACAACGTCGGTGTTAGCCTCGCCGGCCGAGATCGTATATTCGGCCACATAGCTGCGACCCCCACTGGCGTTGCCGAGGGAGATGCAATAGGTGCCGGCGGGTGCCTTCACGCCAAACTGAAGCGTGACGGTCTTCGCCACTGAAGTGCCCAGCCTGAGATCTGCAACGCGAAGCCCCTCCAGCGGCGTGACGACACGAATGCGATCCTGCGCATCCATCGTTGCGTCCGCAGTTGTCACCGTGACGCGCAGACGATTGGGGGATCCGCCAGGGGTCGGCGACGCGACCTGCGCGACTGAGGCGACGCCGGCCGTATTGACCTTGTAAAAATAGAATTGGTCGACCGGATAGAAGGTCGACTGATCAGCAGGCGAAGCGGCGGTCGATCCGTTTTCCTGACTGACCTGCATGCCGCCGTTGATGATGTAGTTCCGCTGCATCACGCCGATATTGGCGCGAAACTTAGCTTTGTCAGCGATGTCGGCGCCGTTCTGCGAGATCGAGAGCGCATTAGCCGGGGTATAGGCAAGCGAGCAGTCGATATAGACCACGTCGGAGGCGTTGACGCCTAACGCCAGAGTGACGCTGGTGCCATTGGTCGCCGTGAAGTCGTTCGGCGTCAGGGTCGAGCCGTTAAGCACAACGGTGATGAAGCCCGGCGTGTAAGCAAGCGTGCGCGAGAACACATCCAGACCCGAGAACGTGGTCTGACCAGCACTCGCGTTGTAGAGAAATTTGCGGACGGTGACGAAGTCAGCCGTGCCCGGATCACCGGCAAGGTTGATATTCCAGCTCGCAAGCGTGCCGCTGCCAACAGCTTTGTCGACCACGAACGATAAGACACCCGTCGAGGAGTTATAGGCCGATGCGATGCCTTCAATGTAGGTGGAAGGCGTTGCCGTCGAGCTCGCGCGCACGCGAGTGCCTGGCAAATACGACAGGTTCGCCTGCGTCGTCAGGGTCACGGAGCCAGTAGCAACAGGGACCGAGGTGGTGGAAGTGCCTTTGTAGCTGACGCTGGTGCCGTTGGTGCCGGGCGTTCCAGGATCGCCCTTATCACCCTTCACGCCCTGCACGCCCTGAAGGCCCTGCGGAATGCCGAAGTTGAAGACGGCATCGTTCGCGGTGCCAGCGTTGACGACGGTTGCGCTGGCGCCCGCCGCGAGCGTGGACACAGTTCCGGGGGCAACAGTCGCCGTTAGGCCCTTGTCACCCGCGCGCGTGAATAGGACCGAGAGCAGCCGTGCGTCGGTAAAGATACCGCCCGCAATCGGCGTCACCGCGAGCTTGCGATATCCCGTGGTGGCGGCGATGCCGGTGACGTTGAAGACTGCGACCTGGGGCTGCGACGGGTCGATCAGCGTCAACGTGCCCTTGATAGCGTTGCTTGAGTCGTCCCAAGTGTCGAGGTAGGTCGTCACGTCGACGCCAAACCGCTCGGTGATGTCGATGAAGATCTGAGTTACGCTGCCGAAAGTTGCACTGTTGAAGCGCAGTTTGCCGGCGCCGGGATCTGCGTCGGTAATGGTGGACGAAAAGGTCCATTGCAGAGCGCTGCCTGGACCCTGGATCAGGGAGATCGTGTAGAGATCCTGCCAGTTAACGACAGAGACATAGCTCCATTGCAGGATCGCTCCGTTCATTCGGAACTGGACTTTGTCGCCCTGCGGACCGTTCACATTGACGGCGTCAGTGATAAGCGACACCTGCCCCGTAGCGCCGATATAGGCGCCGGTGGCAGGTTTGGTGCCGTCGCCACCTGTCCAGTCAACGATCTTGGCGACCTGCCCGCCGGAGCCGTTGGAGACATAGGCCAGGATCGGTGACCAGCCCTTGAGGCCCGTGCTGCCGCCAGAGCCTGCGCCGCCGAGCGCGCGCCAGCGCGAGGCCGTGCCGTCATAAACCAGCAACACCGAGCCGCCGGCCGGAATTGCCAGGTCACTCGACAGAGCAAATCGGTTGGCAGCGGCCGAGAGACCGCTTTCCTTTGAGAGGTCGAGCTCATTGCTGCCGACATTCATCAGTGCCAGCACGCGCCCCGGAGCGCCACCAGTGATGCCGGTCAGAGCGCGAGCGTTGTCAGTCGTCAGCCGCAGAATGTTGGCCTGCGCCAGGTTTGCCGGCGCATAGTCGTTCGTGGTGGCGGTGATCTGCGTCGGTGACACAACGTTGCCGAGCAGAAGCTGCGAGTAGATCGAAGTCGCACCGGTCGTCGGGTTGATGCCGAGCGCTTTGGTCCAGGTCGAGGCCAGCAGGTAGCGAACCGAGAAGTCATCATCCTGGAAAGTGCCGACCTGGAACATATCGACCAGGGCCTTCTGGAGAACCAGCCCTGCCCGGTCGGTCGTCAGCGTCTTGGAGGTCTTTACGAGCTGATCCGACTGGGTCAGGCTCATCAATTGCCGCCAGAGCGAGCTGATATCCGTGAGCTGCTTGGTCGCCGTGCGAACGGAGTCACGGGAGACGCTGGCGCGGAAGATCACCCAGCCCGAGCCGCCCGCCGAGTTCGTCGCAGTGGCGCCGGCATAGTTGCGGTCGAGCGAAGCTGCCAGATTGTCGCTGGGAGCCGTGGCGAGCTCATACCATTTGCCGTCCGGAGCCAGGACCGTGTCGCCCTGCTGGAGCCCGATGAAGCTCGTTCCCACGCCAACCAGGTTCACAGAACCGTTGGTGAAGGTGATCGTGCCGGTGGTGTAGAGCGTGAGCTGGGACATCGGGATCCTATTTGCCGAGGTTATCAGTATAAGTCAATACTGACTTATAATCTAGGTCAGCAGGCCTTGCCCTGCGCCCGCTGATTCAGGCCAGATCTTGTTATCCTCGAGGAGCTGCTCGATCTCGACCGGCGTCTTGGCCGCCCTCACCTGCACGATCAGCGCGCGGCGGCGATTTTCCGCCGCCATCATCACGTCGGGCTTGGAAACGATAGTCTGTGCAAGGGTTTCAACAGATACGCCCTCGATCGCGGCTGCCTGTTGAAACTCGGGACTGGCCGTCGCGCCGGCGAGCACCGCCTCGGCGAGCTGCCGCTTGCGGTCGTGAGCCAGATCCTGGGCGGAGACCACCTTCTGGAAGTTGATGCGGCGTTCGGCGCGCAAAACCAGTTGCGCCAGCGGGTTGATCGAAATCTTCATTACGAGGCCTCCACAACAAAGGATGTGCCGAGCCAGGGGAACTCGCCGCTGACATCGACCCGATAACTGCCGGGATGGTCGGTCGCGAATTCGATCGAGCCGTCGGTCACCTGCTCCTCGTGGACCAAGGTCTTGCCGAGCCAGACCTGGACCTTCACTGCGGTCTCTACGGTAAAGGTCAGCATGTCGACGCCGTCGGCAGCGATCGGCCGATTTTCACCCGCAACGGCAATCACAGGCATGGGAGTGAACTCGCCGTTCTTGACGTAGTGGGTGTAGATGTTTTCCGGACTGTCCGTTTGAACGAGAAGGTGCGGCACCCCCATCTCCGTATAGCGCGCGGCGAGCTCCTCGAGCGTCACCGGAGCCTGGATGATGCACTGGTTGATCATTCCGGTCTGGTCGTAGCACACAAGCATTGGTCTATCCTGATGTTCGCTTGAAGAGGGAGAAGGTCAGTCGCACGATCGAGGCGCCCCAGCCGTTGACCATGAAAGTGAGAGAATTGGTTGCGATGCCGACGTAGAACCACTCGTCGGTGCCGTTGCCGCGCAGCATGTAAGGCGTCGTGCCAACAGGGCTTGTCGGCTGCCCGGTTGCCGGATTGATCAATTGTCCGAAGCCAAAGAACAGCGGCGGCGCGTCCAGATTTTCGCCGAAGCTGATCTGCTGGAACACATTGCCTCCATTCGAGCCGGTGAGCTGGACGGTGCCCTTCATATACGGCGTGAGCCCGGACCAGCGCGAGTCGAAGCAGGTCTGATTGCAATCAGCCGTCGTCACGTCGATGCCGGGGAGACTGACCGTCATAGCAGCGGCTTGCCCGCCTTGAATGAGGACGCGCTTGACCATCAGGTGCCGATGCTCCGATTGAAGACCATGTAGAAGCCGACGATGGTTGATGCGCTCGGGTTGTAGAACTGAATGCGGTCGGGGAAGATCAGCGGCGAGAAGACGATCTCATTCCCGCCGGAGCCGCCTGGCGCCGTCGCATTGAGGTCGCAGGGATACTCAAGATTGCCGCTGGTGTTGGCGGTGAGCATGAGATAGGGCTGCTTGATCAAGTTGATTGGCAGAGCGACGGTGACCTGCTGCCCCGATCCAACTGCCAGGCTGCCGGACAGAACGATCTGCTCGTATTTGAGATCCGAGCGCAGCAGGAAGTTAGCCGCAGGACCAGCCTGGGTCACGTCGACGCCGGCCCGTGAGAGCCAGATCCCCATGGCGTTGAAGCCCGCGTGGTAGCCTGCAAGAAAGCGCTTGGTCATTACCAGGTCTGCCAGAGAACGTAATAGGCCCGAAGATGGCCGTCGGCGAGCGACGACTGGACGTATTGAACATCCTGGCCGACTACAAAATGGTCGGTAAAACAGCCAAGATAGAAGTGCGATCGGTTGAAGGCGTTCGAGCCCGCATCTCGCATGACAACGCCGCGGGCGTAGCCGACATAGTTTCCGAGACCAGCGACGTTGCCGATGTTGTAGACGACGAGATCGACGCCGGGGGTGCCTGCGTAGGTCGTCGTGTAGTTCACGGTCATGTTGCGCTGGAAACTGGGGATCAGCCCAATCTCCAACGGCCGATTGCTGGTCAGTCGCGAGTCCAGCGCCAGGTATTTGTAATCGACCGCAGGCGGGTTTTCGGCGTCGTAGCCAGGCTTCGACACCGTCACGCGCGTCGGTGAGATGTAGATCCGCTTGCTCATTAGCTGTCCGAAATGATCAAGGTCTTGGCGGCGAGATCCATCACCATCAGATTATCGGTGCTACGGAGCTTGCCGGCGATGAGCTCCTGGAACACGCCCGTGTAGGCGCTCAAGAAGTTGGTCTCGAGCTTGTTGACCGACAGCGTGCCGTCGATGATGGTGTCGCCCTCGATCTGGAGCGTGTAGGACACGGTGCCGTCGAGCTTCTTGATGCCTTGGAACAGGAAGCCGCCGGTGACACCGTCGATCGTGCCGATCACGCCGTATTGCAGCTTCACGCCATCGACGCTCGACTGGATGGTCGAGAGCGATGCGGTGTTCTGACCGACGGTCGTCGAGACGGTGCTGATGGACTGCGCGAGCGCGCTATCCCCATCGGCGCGCGCCGTCTGCTCGGTCTGGAGAGCTGCCTGGAGATCGTCGCCGACCTGCGCTTGCAGCGCTGTGACTTGCTGTGCGAGCGCGCTGTCAGCGTCTACGCGCGCGACCTGTTCTGTCGCGATCGCAGCGAGCACGTTGTCGTTGATCGTGGCCTCTAGCACCTGGCGCGCGGTCGCCTCGGCGAAGTTTGCCTCGATGCGCGCGGTCTGCTCCTGGATGATCATGGCACCGAGACCATCCGACTTGACCGAGAGCTGCTGCTCATGGCGCGCATGGAGCTGGTCGTTCCAGTCTCGATCCTGGATGATCTGTCCGAGGATCCCGGCAAGCTGATCGCCGATATCGTCCACATCCTTGACCGTGACCTGCCCCGCGGCCGACAGCAGGGCGGGCAGCACGCCGGCGAGCGTCGAATTCAGGTCGTTGACGGCGACAGTCTGCGGGCCGCCGATGTTGAGGCCGATCTTGCCGAAAACGTCGTAGTTCGCGACCCAGACAAAGTAGTTGCCGGCGCCGATGACGAGGTTGGCTTTGGTGTCCGGGCCGTCATAGAGGAAATTGGTCAGCGTCGGCACGAAGCCGGCGTTGGTCGAGGCCCACACCAGCGCGCCGGCGTAGTCGGGATCGTTGGCCGACCAGGCGACCTCGAGGGTGCCTACGCCAGGCTTGACGTCGATCGTCGGCGCGGCCGGCGGCGGGTTCGCCAGCACGATCGAGGCCGGTGCGGACTCGGTGCCGGTGACCGAGAGCGCGGTGACATCGAAGCGCAGGCGCCGCCGCGGGCCGCCGTCATTGACGTTGGCCTCGTAGGAATAGGTGTAAGTGGTCGACTGCACGGTATCGGTGCGCAGCAGCAGATTGGAGACGCCGTCATAGACCCGAACGACGTTCTTGACCTGGTAGATCACGGACGCCGGCGGGAAGGTGTTGGTCCAGGTGATCGTCACGGCCCGGCTGTTGAACACGCCCGCGCCATCAGTCGAGGCCAGACCGCTCGGCAACGGACCGTCCACGGCCTCCCAGCCTTCCACGGTGAATTCGAGGCTGACGGGCGTCGAGGTGGCTCCGGTCAGTGAGCGGGTCACGACATAGAAGGTCCAGTCGCCGGCCGTTGCGTCGGTGATGTCGAGCGAGGGCTGGGTCACGGAGTTGAAGTTGACGAAGCCGTGCGGGCTGTCCGCAGTGATCAGGTAGTCGGCGACCTGGAAGTCATTGGGGCCGGTCCAGGACAGCGTCACGCGGGAGTGCGAGACGCCGTTCTGGAAGTAGTGCGCTTCGATAGCCTGCAGATTGGTGATCGCGGCGATGACGTTGCGCGGCCGGACATACGGGATCTTGTCCAGCGCCAGGTTCTGCTCGACGCGGGCGTATTTGTTGGGGTCGTGGATCAGCGCGGTGATCTTGAAGATGTTCTTGGCATCTTCCTGCACAGCCATGACGCGATACTGGCGCGCGACCATGTTCGCGGACTGGATGATCCAGTCAGCATTGAGCACCGGCGCCGCCGAAAAGGCCTGCGCAAGCGTGATCGTGGCGTTGTCGGACCCAAAAGAGGCAATGGTCTTGGTCTCGAACGAGCCGTCGGGCAGCATCGAGCTCAAGGTGTAAGTCTGGCCGGCCTCGGGTTCGAACGGGAAATCGAGCGTGACGTGGGTCGTGTCCGTGACGCCGAGCAGTCGGCCGCCCGCGCGATAATTGCCGTTCTTGCGCGGGTCGGACACCATGATGACGTCGCCCGGCTTGACCTGCTGGTTCTCCTTCAGAACGTAGCCGTCCCAGGAGATCGCGAACTGGATCGTCTCGGTCTGGTTGCGCTCGGTGTCCAGGATCCACTTGCCGAAGCGGTGCGCCTGGCCGCGCGAGGTGCAGCCCATCAGCGACACGTCAGTCTGGCGCCAGCCAAACCGCTCGATCATGTCGTCGTCCTGGATGACCTCGGGCGTGTCGCGGAAGTAGTTGTTCGGATCCTGCCAGGTGACGACGGCAACCGAGTGCCGCGCCTTCATGGCCGTGCCGGAATACTTGAAGTGCCCGTCGACCACGTTCGTCGGCGAGAAGGCGGCAACCGGATCGGCCGGAATGTCGGCCGCGCAGAACACCTGCCCGAGCGACCAATAGGCCATGCCGCGGAAGGCCGCGGTGATGTTCTGGAGAACCGTGTAGGCCTCTTCGCGGTTCTTGATGACGCCGTTGAAGGCGAACCGCGGCTCCATGACGTCGGTGCCGTCCTGGTTCTTGTAACCGGACGGGACGAGCTGGTCGCAATACTGGCCGATCTGGTAGAGCGACCATTTGTCGATCAGGGCGGCATTGACGAATTCACCGAGACCGTAACGGTTGTTGGTGATGAGGTCGTAGAAGATCCAAGCCGGGTTCGAGGTCCAGGCGGACTTGAAGGAACCATCCCAGACGCCGCTATAGGTCTTGGTCAGCGGATCGTAGTTCGAGGGAACGTCGATGATCAGGCCGCGGACGTGGTAGCCGCGGGTGCCGACATTGGAGCCGAACAGGAAGGCGTCGACAGCCAGCGCGACGAGCGCGGTGTCGTTGTAGGTGAACTTGCTGGAGATGATCGTCGAGTAGCTCTGCCACCAGGTCTGGTTCTGGAGCAGCGTGGCCTCGACCGGATCCGGATCCTCCGTAATGCGCGAAACACGGATGTCCCAGGGCGATTCCCGATTGAAGGGCGCCGGAACGACATGAGCCTTGTTGTAGGGCGAAGAGACCTTGCCGTTGATGGTCGGCTGGGCAATCGTCTCCCAATTGCCGCCGGCTGCACGTCGGTCAATCTGATAGGTCACGGAGGTGCCCGTGACGTCGCCCGTGTTCTGGTCGGCCAGAACGAGCGCGGGAATGCGGATGATGACCTGAACGGTGGCCGCGTTCGGGTCGTCGATGGTGCGAATGACCGGAACCGACCGCTTGACCTGGGTCTCAACCGAGAAGGGCGTCGAGGTCTGCGCGGGTCCGCCGTCGCTGATCGGCGATTGATCCGGCAGGCCGGTGCGCTGGTCCCAGGTGACGCCGACGAAGTTCTTTTTGCCGTCGACATTCTCAAGCGGCGTGTCGTCGAAATAGATCGAGTTGGCGCCGTTGACGAGGCCGACGATCGGGCCCTCGCCCAGCGCTTCGACGAGATAGACCTTGGTCGACGAACGCAGCGTATCGTCCGCGGTCGAGCCCGAACCGCCGCCGCCCTTGCCGCCCCCGCCGCCCGAGCCGCGAATGACGTGCCGCAACAGATCGTTGGGGTTTACGATCGCGTTCATGAATTGCCGTTCCAGTATGCGGGGTTGTTGCCGAAGGCGGTCTCGATCGAGCCGGCGCTGTCGGCGTAGACGTTGATGTCCTCGACGTCCGACCAGGCCTCGATCGGGGTCGATCCGACCATGCACTCGCCATAGATCAGCGTGACCGCGTTGCCCTGCTGGCCCGAATTGCCGATGTTGCCGCCGTTGACGCTGACGCTGTTGGAGGCGGTATTGACCGCGGGCTTGGAGAGCAGCGTCGAGGCGCCAGCGAGGACCAGGCCTACGCCGAGCAGCGCGATGTTGCCGTAGGTGATGCTGCCGCCCAGGATCGAGAAGGCAGAGGCGCCCATGCCGGACAGCGGCGCAGCAAGCGTGCCGCCTGAGAAGAAGATGGCGCCGCCGATCAGCGCCGCGCCAAGCACAACCTTGGCCGTGCCCTTGGCGGTCTGGTTTACCGCGGCGCCCTTGGCGACCGGGATGATGTGCAGATCGGCGCCGCCCAGGTTAAACTGGTTGATCAGGTCGAGATCGAGCTGCATGCCCGAGCGCTTGTCGCCCCGCACGATCTTGTAATAGCCCTGCTCGATCGCTGGGACGAAGCGCTTGGGGAATGCGCAGTTGAGCGCGCGCAACGCTTCAGCGGCCGTCGCTACGTCGAAGCGATGGGACTGGCCAAACTCTTTGCCAAGCTTGCCGTGCAGGTAAATGGTCCGCATCATTTGGACGGCCCCTCATATCGAACCCACATCTCGGCGGAG